TAGCTCTAGCCACCCACTCTGCTTGTGTTATTACTTTAGGCATTTTATTCTCTTAGTTGGTTATCTGACGCTAATAATAACATAAAATGAGAATAAGTAAACGCTTTAAAGAATAAAAATACACAAAAAAGGCCCACCGAAGTGAGCCTTAATTTAACCTAAGTTCTTGATTCTATTAGCTAGAACCAGGTGAACCATAAATAGCTAAAGAATCGGACCACCCAAATGAATAACGTTCTCTTGATTTATAACGTACATTGCCTGTATCAAAATCACCATCCATTGAGTTCTGTAATGGAGTTCTTACAAAGTGTTTTAAACCATTTGGCACATCAGTAGTTAAGAACCATGCATTAGTATCAGTCAAGAAATGGTTGATTGCATAACCTTCTGGAACAGCGCCATTGTTTTTAAGAGCGTTTAAATCGTTATCAGTAGTACCTACACGCAATTCAGTTTCTAACAAACGAGTAGCAACAAATTGTAATGCAGGTGGAACAATCAACTTTTTAGGTTTAGCAGCAATTAATAAACCACGTTCATCAGTATAACCAGCGATTTGAATAACAGCATTTTCCAATGAAGTTTCATTCAAGTCAGCAGCAGTAGATGGTACGTTGCTATTAGTAGCGCCGTTCACTAAAGGATGAGCACTAGAAAATAAAGACACACCATCACCACCAGTATAAGCAGAGTTGAAACCGTTATTTAAAACGTTAGCTGCTTTAACTTGTTTAGTGTAAGCCATAGCACGAGCTAATGCTTTAGTATAACGAGCAGATAAAGAATCATACAAGTTATCTTCAATAGCTTCTTCAGTTAATGAAAAACCTAGTGCAATAGTTTCGTGGTTGTATCGAGCAGTCCAAGCTTCTTGAGCATTGTCATATTGAAGAGCTTGCCCTTCGTTTTTGACAGGAGCTGCTGAGAAACCAGACAGTTTTGTTTCTTCTTCAAAAGAACGTTCTGAAGATTCAGTTTCATAAATCTCTTTATGTTCTTCACCATAACGAGCATATTCTAAGCCGAACAATGCGTTCAGACCCGGTAATAACTCTTTTAATAGCTGGGCGCGTGAAATTGCCATGTGTTAATCTCCTAATTAAATGCCGGCTAAGTTTGTATAACTGTGGAAAGTATTATTCCAAGTCACTAAAACTTCAGGGTAGCCAACAAAAGTAACTGCAGTACCTGATGCTAAAGTAATAGCACTTGATACAGTTAAAGTTACACCGTTTACGTTAGTAACAGTGATATAGTTACCTGCTAAAGAACCAGTTCCAGATGGAGCAATTAATTGCATACCAGCTAGGATAGCTGAGTTCGCTGCGGTTAAAGTAACAGTTGCGCTTGAACCAGAAGTAGAAGCAACAGCAGAAACAGAAGTAGCAGATTCAGGAACTAAACCAACAACACGGAAAGGAGCAGCAGTAATAACACGAGTGTTACCAGTACCGTTAGTAACAACACCACCTGATACAGAAACAGCTGAATCACCGTTTAAAGTGTTACCAGCAGAACCGTATAAAGGATATACGTTAGTACCAACAAATTGTTGGGACATAGCACCAATACCTGAAGAAGTATTAGATAAAGATGTAGCTTGAGAACCAACAACCGCTTTAAAAACAGTACGTGGATCATCAATAACATAAGCAACTGCATCGTTAGCTACAGTACCAGTAGGCCAGTATTGAGCACGGATACGTTGGTTAGTTGCAGGAAGTGTATACTCACAACCTACGAAAATACCAATAACACCTGGGATCGGTGCAGTAGGTGCAGTAGCTGGTGTATAAGTATCTTGGATTGCAGTACCTGCAGAAAATTTAACTACGTCACCATAGAAAATATTTGCAGCATAACCAGTAGCGATCGGCACCATACGAGTAGAACCCGCATAAGGTAAACCACCGATTTCGTTAACTGGCTTTAGGCCGTAAGGGGCCGATATAACAGGATAAGCCATTGTAAACTCCTAAAATTAATTAACCTTTTCCGAAAGTAACTGTCGATTTGCGATCTTTAAACAGAGGCATTCTTGAATCACTTTCTCTCATAAAACTATTATCTACTGCTTCAGCCTGTTGTTGAGTCATGTTGTTGTAGTACGCACTACGTTGCTCCATAAACTCAGTAGGAATCTTGCAGAGTAATAATCCGCCAATCTCGATATTGTCTTTAAATTGACCATCACGTGTAGCTAACAGTGTATATTTTGGTTGTTCTTCAATCTTTACAGGTTCCCAACCTTCACGCAATGATTTGGATATATTGCTAGGGTCAGCCTTGCTCATCATGGAGACACGAATCCATCTATAGTTAAAACCAGCCTCTTTGTCAGGCTCAGGGAGAGCTTCTGGTGGCATCCACTGTTTAGGACGCTCATTCAATGCTCTGGTTTCTAATTCACGAGTTACTCTATTAGGGGTAGTAGCCATTATTTATTCTCCAATTTTAAAACTTCTTTTGCGTAAATTTCAGGGCTTATGCCCAGTTTCTTTGCTAGCTGGACTTGACTCTGATTAAGTCTTATTTTATTGGATGCTGTGCTACGAGCACCTGGAGCTACTACCGTGGATGGTTTCGCTTTAGGTTCAGGTTCCCCGAAATACTCGTTAAATCGTTTGCGCATTGTTTTGTCCAATGTGCTGTAATATTCATCTGAGCCAGCAACCATTCCGCTATTCACAAGTTTAGTATGTAAACCCAATGCAGCCGAAGTCATTTCTTCATCTTCACCAAACCACTGATTACGTTCTTGCCACGCAACATCTTTAGGATTTAGCTTAGGAGCAGGTTGTTGATACTCTTCGCGTTCTCTTTGTACAGGAAAATATGTTTCTTGTAAAGTAGTTTGTTTTAAGTTATTGGCGCGTATCATTTTCAAGTTAGCAAATTGTAACTTTTCTTGTGCGTCAATAATCCCATCAGTATTACCAGACTCATACGCTTCGCGGTACAAATGCTTAGCAGCATCGACTTCCATTTGAGCAGCTTGTTGTGAAGTACTTATATATTCTTTTTCACCTGTTGTATACGCTGCTCGTAACTTTTGGTTTTCTTCATATAAACGTTTTGATAAAGCAATAGACTCTTGTTGTTCACGTAGCGCTTGTTCTTTTTCCCTGCGCTCATCATGCCAAACTTTTTTAAGTTGCTTTAATTTTTGTTTAACACCTTCATCGTATTCTTCTAGTTCATCTTTATCTAAATCTTCTACGATATGTTTAGGCATTGGTTGACGACCACGGTCTTCTTCCGGAGTATCATCTTCAATTTCTATTTCGATATCAGTTGTTTCGTTTTCTATTTCATCTGGAAATTTATATTCATCATCAAATTGTGCTGACATGTAATGCTCCTTTAGCTACGAGTAATACCACGAGGGTCTAAAACAACAGCCTCTACGGTATCTTCATTAATTAATCTAAACTCTTGCCCATGCTGTTTGATACGTGTACCTGAATTAGGGCGAACTAAAATAAAATCACCTTTTTTACACCAAGGTCCAGAAGGATATCTTTCTTTATCAGAATAGGCATCTGGTCCAAGTTCAAGTACAAAAAGCACAGTCGCTAAAACTTCTTCATGACGAAGAGTTACATCAGCTTTAATGATTCCGCTTTCAAATTCCTTTTCAACTTGTGGTAATGCACATAGGATTTTGTAACCTACAGCTTTAGGGAGTTGAGTTGCTTTTTCTTCAGCACTAGCCTCTAAATCAATCTCGCCAACAACCCGCGGATTGGAAGGGTTTGTACCAACCAATATCTTTTTTACCGTTTTAGTCATCTAAATTTTCCATTTGTTTTTTGAGGTCTTTTACAATATCTCTAGCAAGAAAGAGCCCTCTAACTTCCCCACAGAGTCTTTTATATTCATCAAAAGTAGCAGGGCGACCTGATGTGATCGCCTCATTAATACTTTCAACTTGTTCATTTATTTTGGAAATGATTGCATCAAATGCGTCCATTATTTTGTACCTTCAATAATTCTTCCATCAGGCAATACTACAGATGTCCCTTTTTTCTCATAATTTCTAAAATAATCTCCTAGTGCATCTGGGGGGGTGTTTTTTAAATTATACTCCGATGGGTGAAAATAATATCTATCATCCTCTGCTTCCATCCAATGACCACCAGGTGTTTTTTCATTAGAGTGAACACTCTGGTCAGAAAAGGTAACATGGG